ATTTTGTTTGAGGGGACTCCACCGTAGATTGAACCGCTAACCAGAGCATTGAAAATGTAACTACCAGTATCAATGAAACCAGAAGTATCTCCTGCTGCGACACCATCAGAAACAAGTCCTGCATACTCATTGTCAATCTCCTTTACGATGTCCTGTAAAAAATTCACTCCTTAACCTCCAATAATGATGTAATGTAATTGGAACGTTTCATGGCACGCTCAAACCATTGTGCTTCCTTATGGTCATTGAATACTTTTTCTTCTCTAGGAGAGAATCCAAAAGCATTTTGATAACTTACAATAAACTTAGTTTTCTTCATCCAAATAGAAACTCCAGTGATGCTACTTTTTCTGGTTGCCATCCAATCGTGTCCATGATTACTTTAATAGGTTCTAGGAAACTCTTTGAGAATTGTAAATCATAGTCTACCTGTTTGTCAAGACCAAACTCTCTCGGGAACGTGCCCAGATAACTGATAACGTTCTCGTTAATTTTGTTTGGGGTTTTCAAATAAACAAACTTAATCTTTTCGCCATCTTGAATCAAAGGATACTTATGGGTAAGTTTGTTCTTTTTGTTGTAGAAGTTGTACAACAATGCACCACGAACATGAATGGGAGTTCCTTTACTATAAATGGTCGCAGGATTGGACCACTTATTTATTCCATTACACCCTCGGGGGAATGAAATATCTTCAACTGGCAACGAAGTAAATTCATCTCTAAAGTTTGCAATAAACTTCTGTGCTGCTTCCTCATCCTGGTTCATGATAACCTTCATACACTCCTTAATTGCAGTACGACATGCAGCAGGAGTAGAAGATTTGACTGCTTCCAAACCCATGATTTTGAGTTTAGGTTCTGCATATTGAACACCCTCGCTGTTCCAGACGTTGAGGATGTATCGCTTCTTAGCAGTCCAGATGCCCTTGTTAGCGATATTCTCTCGCTTCATGAACATCTTCTGCTCATAGGCACCTACGTACTCGGCCAACGCTTCATAAGAACGGTCAATATGTTTCTCAAGTTCCATCTGACACACTTTATCAAGGAACTTAACGACGCTCTCATTAGTTTTCTCTCTGCCTTTGTATACAGAGTCAACAAGAGGACCCAGATTAAGATAGATACTGTCAGTATCTGCGGCAATAACATAATCTTCTCCTTCAGTTTTGAGCACCTTGTTTAGGTACTCGTTCATTCTCATTTCAATCCAGCGAATCGAGACTTGACCCGAGAGAGTGATCGCCTCAGCATTTGCCAGATTGTAATATCGGAAGTATTGGTTTCCGATGGCACCATAGGCAGAGTTGAGTTGGATTTTTCTTGCCATTTGGATGTTGTTGAACTTGCTAATGCTTTTTTGTAGTGCCAGGGTCTCTGATGGTGTTTTGGCATGTTCAAGATCTTGCTTAGCGGCAAGCATCCGTTTCTTGTAAATGGTTCGTTCATCATAAATCTTTTGCATCATTTCAGGCAGAAAACCATGGATGTCTTTACGGTACTGAGCACCGTTTGCACATACACAATAGTTTCTGTCAATATCTATTTCCTTAGCAAGAATTCGGTCAACCGTAGCCGTTGGGTGTCTGGAATCGACAAGCGTCTCGGGCGAGATATTGTACTGCATAATAAGGTGAGGGTACAGACTATTAAGGTCAAAACTGACAACCCAATCATACTTTCCAGGAATCGGTTCCTTGACAAATGCTCCTGCGTATTTTTCATCCTTCTTCGCTCCTTTACGAGGGGGGACAACAATATTACGCTCACTCAGATAGTTGTAAATCATAGTGTCCCACATACGGACCTGTGAATACACATCTTCAAAGTTCACCTTAGCATCATATGCCATGGTGATAGCAAGTTCAAGCAACTTCATCTTATCTTCCAGTCGGTCGATAAGTTCAACGTCTTGGATGTTATACTCCATAAACTTCTGCCAGTCACGAGTATAGAAGTCTTTGAAGTTTTCGTACTCGCTATGGTCTACCTTTCGTTGTCCAAGTTCAACGAAGGCAATATGGTCGAGACGATAAGACTCTTGGTTTGAATATGTAAACTTACGATAAAGATCCAGATAGTCAAGAATGTTGATACCAGAGATATCGTAAGCATAATTTTTACGTCCTTGGACATAAACTTCTCTCTCATTTGCACGGTTCCAGGGAGACAGACTCTTCATCCATTTTTCCCCAAGTACACGATTGACACGGCGGGCAATGTAAGGAACGTCATACAGATTCACGTTCCAACCAGTCAAAATGTCTGGGGTATTTTGAGTCCACCATTGAATAAAATGATTGAGCATTTCATTCTCAGTCCAGAAGATATTAGTCTCCACTCCTTCTGGCGGTTCAAACTCACGAGTTGCCCAGCAGTAATACTGCTTTGTCACCATATCTTTGATGGTGATAGACAACATTTCTTCTGCTGCTTCTTCTACGTTAGGGAATCCATTCTCGCACTGGACCTCAATGTCCATTGCAAAAATCTTCATCTTATTGATGTCGTAATCAACTTCTCCAGGATATTCTTGTTTGATAAATTGATACACGAAACGCTCATACCCATGGACTTCAAATCCTTCAACGCCTTCATACTGCTGTATAAACTCTCGCGCCTCTCGTGAGGATTCAAACTTCACAGGACTAACATACTTGCCCGTGAGTGTTTTATATTTCTCCTGGTTCTTAGAGAGAACATACAGGGTCGGACAAAAATGGGTACGGGACTGGACAGGTTGCCCATTCTCGTACCCACGATAAAGGATTGTATTACCAGCGAGTTGGACGTTGGTATAGAAATGACTCATTGCGCCTGGTACGTCTCCAACAACTTCGGTGTCGGATCCAGTATAGTCAAAACGCACTCAGATGTCAAGAACAAATCTCGTTGTTCTGCATGAAGAGGGAACTGTCTTAGTGTTCCATCTTCAAGTACTTCCATACATTTTTCGATTAGTAAACTCGGTTCTTCATCAAGTTCTGTGATTGAACCGATTAGGTATTCACTCCTCTCCCTCAACAGGACTAGTTTCACGTTTTGCATTAATCTTTGCCTCCACTAATTCATTGTACTTTTCAACAACTTGGTCATGCGTTTCATACGCAGCAGTAATTTCATCTAATTTAAAAAAGATGTGGTCATGCTTACAAAGAGGCAACCATGGTTCCATTACAACTTCTGGGTCAGAAAGTTTGTGAATGTTAGATTCTTCCTCTTCATCAGTCACAACATTGATATCCATTCCAGCATTTAACCAGATAGTGTATGGATGCCTTAGTTGATATGCAACAGGAGTTCTGTCAGTTTCTTCCGAACCCTCGGTATTAGATGTTACTTCGTAAATATCCGAAATAATATCTTCACCGTTTTTTAGTCTTACGATTCTTACGCTCATAATTTCTCCGTTCGATTTCTAATACTGCTTCCTTAATAATGTCCTTAAGGATTTTATCTTCGTTGATATTCTTTTGTTCTGCGATAGGTCTAACATAACGCAGAAGTTCATCAGTATAGGATGAAGGAACTTCTACTGTCAAGAGGTCAGATTCGCCATCGTAGTTATTTGGTTTTAAGTTTACATAGACGTTCATAGTAACTCCAAACAAAAAGAGACCCCACTGGGAGGTCTCTTTGATTGTATACTATATAGACAAGATTATAAACTTCATTATGGCATATTTTAAAATTGAGGACGTTGATGATTATAAGTCACTAATAGACAAACTTATCGTAGAAGAAAAATTAGAAGATATCAGTAAAGAGTACACTACAAAATATGGAGTGCAATATAATCTATATCATTCAGAAAAAATACGGCAAGAGTTAAATCCACTCACTAACGTTATCATAGAAAAAATAAAGCAGGTAAGCAATCAAATAAAAAAAGTTGAGTTGATTGCTTCATGGACTTGTATCGGAAAAAAGGGAACCTATCATACAGCACATAAACACAATACAAATGATGATTTGGTTGCTGTCTTATATTTGGCATGTCCAGAAGCAACTTATCCAGATGGGGCGATATACTTTATCGAAAATAATGAAGTATATCGCCAC